ATTGTTAGATGCACCACCAATCCAAAATCTATCTGTACCACCTACTTTAAACTTCATATAATCATCAGTAGTATGGTCAATATCTCTTTGTAAAAAAATATCACCTGTACTAATGTGATTTACATACAACGCTCCGTGTGAATAATCACTAGCATCAGCAAGACCATCTAAGTGTCTTACTCTTGTACGATTTGCTTTTACTTCTTCAGAACCATTACTAGCACCTACTGTAATTGTACCTGCAAAAGTAGCATCTTGTGAGCTGTTTATAGTAAGAGCAGTAGTTCCCTCTGTTCCAAGAGCCATAGATGTTCCGTGGTCGTAATCTATAAAACCTGCACCTGCATCAGCTACATCACCAAAGTATAATCTTGAATTTCCACTATTAGATGCTTTTATATAAACATTGGCATTTCCACCTGTATTTTGAAAATAACTATGCTCTGCTCCAACTGTTAAACCTGTAAGAGTACCTACTGATGTGATAGTATCTGAATCAGCAGGTAGTCTAGCTTTATTTAATGTACCTGATGCTATATTAGATGCGTTTGTTGTATCAGTTGTGGCAGAACTTGCTAATCCGTGAGAACCTACAGAAGTTAATGCACCACTAACCTTGCTAGTAGCGATTGAGGCACTAGCATTTATATCAGCATTTACAATTACTCCATCATCGATATGCGAAGATAAGATTGTGTCTGAACCAATTTTAATTGCTTGGTCAGCAGGTCTATTTCCAAAATATGCCATTAAGTAATCTCCATAATTGAGAGTAGGCAATCAACAGCTGAAGCTTCACTTGCTTTTACTCGTAATTCCTCATCTTGATTTAAGACAAGTTTATTTCCTCCCATTATTTCTAACGCACCACCTGCAGGAATAGGCGCATCTTTTACTAAATAGTAATTAGTGCTGTTATCAGTTTCATAAACTAAGACATCAACCGTAACTGAGTTTGTTAATCTGTTAGCAAGACTACATCCAATAACAATTGTTTTATGTCCTGATGTATTTCCTACAGCATAAACTGAAACCTCACTAGTTCCAATTAATCTTGCTTTATCATTTTTGAATGTGTTTGCCATATATCACCCTAAAGCTATTGCAAGAGCAGTTGCTTCATCACTTACAGCACTTGAATCAGGAACTTCACGAATTGCACTAGCAGAATCTTTAAAATAAAGTTTGCTTACATCTGCGTGGTAGTTGATTGCAACCTCACCATTAGTTAGATCACTTGTACTGGGTTTTGGACTACTCGTATTACTGCGATTTTTCAAAATTATTGTATTTGCCATTACTTACCCCGTTTTCTTATTTTTTTCACTTTACCATTTTTGGTTCTTGCGAATTTATGGGTCTTTGTTTCCCTGATTAAAGTGCCAGAGTACCGTTTCCCTCCCCACATCCAAGTAACTTTTTTAGCCATTAAAATGTGCCACCATCTAAAGTAGCACCATCTACACTTGCACATTTAATACCTGCAAGAGCATATCCACTAGCTGTTGTATCTACTGTATTTGCAGGTTCAGTTCCTGAGCCTTTAAAAAATGTCCAAGTATCTGAGTTGTCTTGGTCAGAAAAAATACCTTTGTATTTTGTACCACTAGAAACGTATTTGCCAAAGAATCCAATGTCAACTGAGTTAGCTGAATTTGATTTAGCCATCATTATATTAACATCACCTAATTCAACTTGCTGTGCATTTGCAGTAGTCATTGTTCCATTAACAGTTAAATCTCCTGCAATTGTTACATCGTCAGGTAGTCCAACCGTAAATGTGCCTGAGCTTTCTGCAACAGTTACTTCATTTGCAGTTCCTTGAACGGTTAATGTTCCACCTAGATTTACATTTGAATTATTACTACCATCAGAAACCGTTACATAAGAGTTGTCAATTTGCGAGTTTCCAATACTTGAAATTGATACTGCCCCACTAGATACGGTAAAGTCTGCACTTGCAAAACTTGCCACACCTTTATTAGACGTAGTTGCATCTTCAGCTGCTATTGTTACTGCTTGACCTGAGTGAGTTATATCTACACCCTCACCACTTGTAAATGCTAGTGTTTGTGAATCTAGATCCACTGCTCCTGAACCTGAATCAGTTGAAAAATCTAGGTCTTGTGCTGTTACTTGAGCATCTACGTAGTCTTTGATTGCAGAACTAGTAGCTAGTTTTGTGTTTGAGGCTTCAGTAAAAGAGTTGTCTAAATCTGCCTGTGCTTGAATTCCTGCGCCAACCCATTCCCAGTTACCTGAGCTTGTACCAGTTGCCACATAAAGTTTATTAGAGGTCGTTCCCCAAATTGGCTCACCAACGCTGTTGGGTGTGAGCGAGCTAACCCCTGAGTCAGCACCTCTTTTTAATATGATTTTATTTGCCATTAGAACGTACCTCCGTCAATGGTTTTGTTATTTAATTCTTGAGCAGTAGCTACATCGACAATATCGTCTCCGTTAGTTCCTCCAATAGTTTTGTCATCTAATTGGTTAAGCTCGTTTGCTGTTGCTGTGATTCCACTCCCTGCAATTTTTAATTGAGTTTTGACATTGACAGAATTACCTGATAATTCTAAATCAGTTGCTGTTCCGTCTCCATCATAAATTTGCCTACCTGAAGTTGCGTGTATTCCATCAGAATCGCCTACGTGGATTAATTGCTTAAATCCATCAGCAATTTGTATATTGGATAAATCTGTCCTTTGTGCCATTAAGTCTCCGTATTAGCGAGATTAGGGGGCTTGGAAGCCAACTGGCTCAATTAAGGCTCGGTGTCATACACAAGCCCATCCTAATCAATTGAAAATCACTTCAATTAAGAAGCGTTTGTGAATTTATATCCACGTGTTGGGTGGACAATCTTAACTCCGTAGATTGCGTCAAAGACCACTTTAGTAGCCAAATAATCAATATCGTACTGAGCTTGACTGCGAACACCTTGCTGAAATGCTACTGCACCTGCAGTCTTATGGAAGATAATTCCACTAACTGCTGTACCACCTGTGCTAAGTGCATTAGACATTTCTACAGGGATGCCATAGATTTCGCCTAAACGACCATTAGCAATAGTTCCTGCAGTTCCTAAAGCGTCATAACGAACAAACTTAGGATTGTTTAACAAGTCTGCATATAAAGTTGGATTTACTACAAAAGTAAGATTTCCATCTCTATAATCAAGGTCAGCTTCACCTAGTGAGGCAAGAGCTGCTTCAATTTCTGCATCTGTTATAGTGTCGTCTGTGCCTAGTGTAGCACCAGTTGAGACACCTGCTGTTAGCATACCTGCAATATCCAAGTCAATACGTTTTGCCATAGCGTAGCCAAGTGCTTCCGCATATTGTGACATTAACTGACCATTGGATTGAACCATAGCTATGTCTTCAAACATCTTACTTGCGTACTTATGTTTATCAACATCTAGTGTAACTTTTGATTCCGTGGTTGCATCATACTGAACTGCTGTATTTTCTGATTTATCTGCAACAGCAACTTCTGAAATGGAAGGTATATGAATCTTATCGCCTGCGCCTTGCACAAGTGCGGAGAAGTCATCTACCATACCATTGAACATAAGTTTTCGTTGCAAAAAGCCAAACACTGCGTCTGACCAAAGTTCAGGTATAAAGACATCAACTTCTGTTAAGCCTGTTATTCCTGCACCTGTTCCTGCTCCATAACTCATTTATTATTTTCTCCTGAGGTTATCAAGATATTGTTTCCAAACCGCTGGATCATTCTTTTGGTCAGGTGTAAGCTCGTGGAAATCTGTCGGTGCAGTTCCTTTGCTTACTCCCCCTCTTGATTTGTCAACAACTACCTTGGTTTTATTTTGATTTGCTTCGTGATACTTCTCTAGTTTTTCTAAAGACAAATCACTTAGTATGTCCTGCTCATCCTCAGTGTAGGTTTCCAAAATAGCTTTTTTACGATTAGCTACATAATTGTCAAATTGCTCTGCCTTAATTTTAGCGTCTTCGTATTTGGCTTTAGTCTCATTGAGCAAGGTTTCATATTCACCTTTTTTCTCTAGCTCAGCTTGACGTTGTTTCTCAGCCTTTGCTTCATATTCTTCAAGTTTGCCTTGAAGCTCTTTCTTTTGACTTACTACATCTGCAAAACGAGCATACGGAATTGAATCCGTTTCTTTTTTGGCGTCTTGCGTGACGATTTGCTCTTTTACCTCTGCAACTGGAGTAGTTTCATTTTGTACGACTTGTTTGTCTGATTCCATTTTATCCTCTGTGTTGAGTGTTCTGGGTATAAGTAAAAGCCAAAGCGTTCCCCCGCTAACCGCTTTTACAACTTAATTTTTACTCTGAGGGTTGTTCTTCGTCGGTCTCTTTATCAATCCAAGACTCGACTGGGAGTAATTCGCATTTGCAATATAAACCGCAAACTGAAAAACCACTTCTTGGTACTCCAAATTGCTCCCATTCATTATAAGGCAATATTTGTCCGTGTCTTTCTTGACAATCAGGACAAGCCTTATCTACATTGTATGCATACCATCTATACTCTTTGATACCTTTTTTGCCATACTCATATAATTGTCCATAAGTTGACATTCTTCCAACTGCAAAATCTGAGGTAGCTCTAAATTGATTTTTAAATGTACCAAAGATTCTTCCGCCAGTATTTAGATCATTAAGTAAAACTTGTTTAATTGCTTCGTTACTTGCACCAGTAGCTTTCATTCTTTTAATCAATGTTTCTAAATCAATTACTGTCTTTGCCACTGCGCTTTCTATTTCAAATGTTATAACAAGACTTGCTTCATTAAGAAAGTCTGCTAATTCGTCCATTATGTCAGAAATTGGCAATTAACCGCTCAATCTCTCGCTCTATTCTGAGCTTTATAGTAGC